ATGATATGCCTTCCCTCAGTCTCTGATGGCAGTAGATCAACGCTAGTTGCATCGTGCCCCATTGCAGTAAATGCATCTCGCACACGCCCAGAATATTCACAAGCTATCAATACTTTCATATGTTATTTCTCCTGGCGTTGGTCGCTACCCTTATTGGCTACAAATTCCGCACGTCTTGAGGATGTATCCATGTGTACATTTATCGAGACAATATGAGCATACGTCATCACCCCACTTGTGATAAGGGACAAAATATCCCACGCCTTGAGTCAAGGATCGGTGTTTATGCTTGCAGTCGTTGGGCTGTTCTGTGTAAATATTGCAGTCCTGAAAGCCCACGCAATATTTACAATTATTATCGCTGTGAAAGCGTTGTTTTATCATCTGGGTTCCGTCCTTTTCAGGTGCACCATATAGCAGATGATAAGGTTTTGATGCGGTGTTATTTTTAATTATTATTTTCATGTCTAAATTCTCCAGTAATTTTTATTGGTTAGTATTCAATTGGAAACATAACCGTTATTGCTTGCGTACCATCTTCATCTGCTGTGTTGCGTGTGATCCATACTTGGTGTTTAGGGGTGTTATAGTTTGCTAGAATTCGACCATCCCATCCATTATTGAGTGACTCTAGGTCTTCATCGTTGTGCTTTATATCTTCTTGGCACATGTCACCCCAATCACCACGATTAAATCTAAGTATTGATTTCCAAACAAACTTTGCGAACGGTTCATCGTCAGCTATTTTATTATTAATCGCTGCTGTAAATACCAGCCTATGTTGTCCTGCTTTTAACGTTTTAACCATGTTGTTTATCTCCTGACCCTTGTATTATTTGGTGGCCTTGTCACCACCTATGGGGTTTACCCACCCCCAACTAAGGGGGTGGTGACTCACCATATATTGATTCTTATTTCTCCTGTGTATTTAGTATGTAGTCTGCAGATTTAACGCCTTGACTCGCTGCATAGACAATCAACTTTCTATCTGCTTTGATAGCTTTTTTCCAGTTGTCTATATATGATGCTGAGTTTTGAATCGTTGATGTTATGTTTACAGCATCGCATAGGAATGCACTACTAAATTCTGCGACTAATTCTTCTTGTCCGTAGTTGTCAGAACCAAAATGAGTCGCACCCTTTTGGCCTTTTTTACGTGCTAGAGGTTTTGATGTTGAGTGACTCATTTCATGAAATAGCGTTGAATACATCTCAGGCGCATTGTAGAAGCTATCTTTTAAGGTCATGTTTATTCTATGTTCTGAGGGTATATAGTGCGGTGTTTGTGTGCTTGTCCACTCGATACCAGGCGCGCCGTCAGACTCAAGGTATGCCGTTGCTACTGCTTCAGCTTCTGCTATTGTATCTGGGCTATTCTCAGGTTTTGTACCTGCATTACCACCATCAACTTTCTCAAGTGGTTTTAATTCTAAGCCGTCAACCTGTTCTACATTGAATACTGTATGTCCACCAAAATACCAAATCATGATTTGCTTTTTTTCCATCTCGCCTGTATCAGGATTTTCAATTTCACGCTCATGCTTTTGAGGATTCCACCATCCAACATGTAATCCCTTTTCACCCCTACGAACCATGCCACCCCTAGATTTGGCCTGATTAAATGTTATCCATCTTGGGTCAACATAACCTTTTACTCCTGCCATTAATCCCAACATAAGCGCATTTAATCCGCTGTACTCACGGCCATCAATGCTACGTTGTTGGCCATATTCTTTGGATGCTTGCCAATATGGTTTTTGCCAAGGAATAACGCCTGCATCCAGTAGTTCAATTATTTGGTTTGATACCTTGTCAAAACTGTCTAACCTTCTTGATTTATTCATGTTTAAATCCTCCTAAGATTTTGTACTTCTTAATTGATTCTTGTTGATTAGTTATACTTTTGTTTATTTCCGAACCCATCTATCTTTTATAATCCATTGATTAGGATGCCATTTGAAAGTCCTATGAGTTTTTAACCATTGCTTGACCTCATCTAGCGTTTTGAATTCTTCATCTACAAAAAAACCTATTGTTAAGTCTTGATTGATCTGGTCTAACTTCCATACAACCTTTCCTTTTAGCCCAAATATATCTGACCACATAGCAGTTTTGCGAACTAGAAACGGTTTCCCCATTTTGGTATGTAGGATGAGATATTCAAGGTCACCAAAAAATTCCTTGTTTGCTGCACTAAACCATGTAGGATTAGCGTTTCTTACTTCAGCTATTCTTAATGTCATGTTTAAAATTCTCCCTTTTATAATTGTATTTAGTAACCAAATTCGTCTAAGATGTCTAAGTCTTGGATATCGTTATCATTCATGTTTAAGATTCTCCTTTTTAACTGTATTAACGTAGAATGATTCTACGCTGACTAGAGTATTTCACACTTTGGTTATCTTGTCAAGTGTTCTCTTAGATTAGCTAGGCGTTCATAGCTTCAAGGATTGTATTGGGGTTGCGGAGATGAGGAGAAAAATTGCCATGTTTGCAAATCCTGCTTATAAAAATAGAGCGCCATCATTCACGCCATCATTAAAGGATACAGAAGATAAGAGTCTAAGACTAAGCAAGGCATGCAGTAAATAAGCTATCAAGGCGTACAAATATCTGCACGACTCGTAAGCCAGGCAGCTGCCAGGCGATGCGAATTCGTCGCTATAGTGCATAGAGTGATTACGCTATTCGTAGCAATCCCAGAATACGCAAAAATCCCTCTATAATTGGTAGGGAGAAATCCCAGAAAATGCGCGTCCGAGGGGGTAGGCCTTGGCTCATATAATATATATATATAGATACCTATGCCAGAAATTTCTAGCAAAAAGCGCCGCCTTTGCGCTCTTAGTTTTAAGAAGTTGTTGTTGTTCTTAAGAGTGCTTTAAGAATGCTTTAAGACTCTTTAAGAGGAAGAGGAAGATTTTCCTAAGAAAATACTCTCTTCCGATCTTAAAGAAGTATTAATACGATAAGATTTAAATCTTTGGTGGGGCATACCTTACCCCTGTAGGGACGGTAGCCCCCAGAGATTTGGAGGTGGGATGGGGATGTTTTGTACCGCTAGAGCATAAAATGCGTAATATGCGTACCGTTGTTGACATTTTGGCTAGTGTTGTAGTAGATTTATACCTATGAAATACTCATCATATGTACAGTCGCACGGGTTAGGGAGGATGTCGCACAAGTCAAAGTCAATTGCGATGGAGATTCTGACGGACACTGGCAAGACTTATGACGATATAGCCGCTGAGCATGGTGTTAGCCGTCAGCGCATAGGGCAGATTGCCCGAAGGCTTGATATCGGCAGGATAACCAGGGGACAGCCGGCAGGGGCAGGACAATGAGTGCGCTTACTGACGCTGATTTTAGGGTTGGTATGCCGGTTTTAGAGATGGGGAGCTGTAATCATAATAGGAGCAGGGGGAATCCCCGTCATCTTATTAGCCAGACGTTTGGTGACGAGAGAGATTGCTTTCATTACGAGGCTACGGCGGTGCAGAAGTTTGAATATGATGGCGGTATTCTTGTCAAAAACTGGCAGGGATATGTTAAAAGATTACCGGAGGGTAGTTATGCCAGGCAAAACAGGAAGTTCAGATCCCAAGATAACCATAGCTAAACAGAACACTTTCCTTACTGTGTTTGCTTTGACCGGGTCTATGACCAAGGCAGCAGCGGCTATAGATGTCCCGCCGACTAATGCCTATAAGTGGAAGCAAAATGATGTTTATGGTTTTAGGGAGAAGCTGGAGAAGGCCACCGCAGAGTTTGCAGATAACCTTCATTACCTTGCACTAGATACGGTTAATAACCAAAAGCCGTCCGATAATCCTGCGCTTAAGATATTTATGTTAAAGGCTTGGCATCCACGGTATAAGGCCGTTGATACGAGCGTAACCGATGATGTTGGTAAGGAAGTTATGGCAGAGCTTAAAAGGGCGATGCGGTCCGAGAAGGATGCCCCAAAAAAGCCAGCAACTAAGCGGGATGACAGCAATCAGGTGATCGAACAAGCAAACCAGATACTTGCGAGTAAGACTAATGATAGCTCCCCAGACGCAGGTAAAACCGAATAACAAGGTAACAGACTATATATTCTCCCGCCTTGGGTTTGATGGTACAGACCTTCAAGCAGATATACTGGAGTGCAGTAAACGCTTTGTACTTGTTGCGGGCGGTGAGCAGGCCGGGAAATCTATGGTCGCAAGTAAGTTTCTTATCAGTAGGTTCCTTAAAAGTGACGGAGCCGGACTGTACTGGCTCGTGGCCGCAGACTATGAGAGAACCAGGGCAGAGTTTGAATACCTCACAGAGGATTTTGCCGCTCTCGGTATCCTTAAAGAAGTAACTAAACGTGTAGACCCAGGACGCATTATTCTTTCAGATGGGACACGTATTGAGACGAAATCCGCAAAAGACCCAAGAACCCTGGCTATGAAAGCCCCGGACGGAATACTTGGATGCGAGGCATCACAGCTAGACCTTAACTCATACTACCGGCTAAGAGGCAGAGTAGCCCCGAAACGTGGATGGCTGTTTTTATCAGGTACGTTTGAGGGAAGCCTTGGATGGTATCCGCAGCTATTTTCTGCATGGCAGCTTCCGACAGATGACGAAGAGTCCTTTTCCCTGCCATCACACTCTAATAGCTACCTCTACCCTGGCGGTAAAACTGACCCCGAGATACTAAAGCTGAAGGCACAGGCATCCGATGAGTTCTATATGGAACGAATCGAAGGCATACCCTGCCCTCCGGCAGGACTTGTGTTCGGTGAATTTCGTGCCGATATACATACAGACCCACAGGCAGAGTGGGTTCCAGGAGAGCAGGTATATCTATGGATGGACCCCGGATACGCAGGAGCATATGCAGTAGTTGCAGCGCAGGAAATTAACGACCAGATTGTTATTTTTGATGAGATATATGAACAGGGAATGACAACAGATGAGATTATAGACATAGCCCTCAATAAACCGTGGTGGAAAGATGTCCACTCAGGCACCATCGACATAGCTGGATACCAGCATCAGGCCATGAGCGCACCCGCAGAGATGTGGATGGACCGAACCGGGATATATCTTGATGCTCAGAAGATAAGAATTAACGAGGGAACAGAAAGATTAAAGGGATTTCTAAAGCCAGACCCTATCACAAACCGCCCAAGAGTGGTATTCTCTCCGAAATGTAGGGGAACGCTGTCAGAATTCGGTGCGGTTCCAAGCCCATTTGACGGACAGACTCGTGCATATCGGTGGAAAACAGACAGGGAAGGCAATATAGTAGGCGAAACGCCAGAAGATAAAAACAATCACGCCATAAAAGCCACTATCTACGGACTTGTAAGTAGGTTTGGCTACGGATATGTAGCTAACAGGGAATTTATAAAGGTAAAACGGTGGGCTAAATAATGCCAAGACTAAAACCAGAAGATATTATTAGTAAGGTTGACGCTCATTATGACTCTACGCACCCCCTGCGAAAGAGAATGGACGCAGATCACCAGCTCTATAAGCTGGATGACTACGATGCAGGGGACGGATATCAGTCATATACATCAAACGAGCCTCAAACCTATGCAGATAAGATAGTAGCGTGGATGTCAGGGTCTGAACTTGTGGTACGGATTCCCCCAAATGGGAATCCTCGTAACACAAGAGAGATAAATAATGATAAAGAAAGATTTATTATAGGTGCGCTGCGGTCTGCCGATGAAAGACTTACCGCCCGACTTGCTCCTTCTATAAAAGATCAGCTTGCCTGGTACATAGCCGTAAGAGGCTGGTACGCAGGAAGAGCAATGCTCTTTAAAAAGCCCGATGGGGATACGGTAATTGACGTTACTCCGTGGGACCCGATGCACACATACTGGGGCGTAGGATCAGAAGGACTTAACTGGGCTTGCTACAAAATAAAGAAAACCAGGGCAGAGATAGAAGCGCAGTACGATGTCAGGCTAGGAGAAATAAGAGAAGACGATGACGGTGTTGAAGTATATGACTACTACGATAAAGAGTATAACACCGTAGTTATTCCCGGAAGGTTCGTTAAAAAGAGAACCCCACACGGATCAGACTGCGTTCCTGTATTTATAGGACCAGTCGGCGCTACTCCTTTGGTTCAGTCTATGGAATGGTCTTCGATAGAAGATACCCTTGAAGACTACGGAGAAAGCGTATTTAAGTCCACAAGAGAGCTTTACGATAAGCATAACTTTATGATGAGCGTTATGCTTGAACTTACCGCAAGAAGCAGGAAACAGGGACTCAAGGTTAAAAGCCGTGACGGTACAAAAACTCTCGATGAAGACCCATACAAGGAGGGAACAGAGATATCCCTCGGACAGGGAGAAGAGATAGAACCGCTCGGGCTACTTGAGATGAGCAAGGAAAGCGGAGCGTTCATGGGACTTGTTGCAGGAGAGCTGCAAAGAGGCTCCCTGCCCCACTCTGTATACGGAGAACTTCAGTTCCAGCTTTCAGGATTTGCTATAAATACTCTCCGCCAAGGGGTTGAGACAGTGCTTACTCCAAGAGTAAAAGCACTGGAACAAGCCTACAGGCAGATAGCTCATATGCTCTGCGACCAGTACCAGTCAGGAAGTTTTAAGGCTGTCGAACTTTCGGGTGAAGATAATAACAGGATGTACTTCTCAGAAGAGATTACTCCAGATAGGATTCGAGACGGAGGCGATCCTGAGATAAAGGTCACCCCCAAGCTGCCGACAGATGATATGTCTAGATACGGAATGGCCCAGATCGCAAGAGAAGGACCCACTCCGCTTCTACCTGACCTATGGATTCGTGATAATATTCTCGGAATACAGGACGCAGATCAGGTCGAAGATGCAGTTAAGGAACAGATAGCAGAACGTACCCTGCCGGAAGCAGGGATATGGTCGCTATATCAGGCAGCAGTAAAGCAGGGCAGAGAAGACCTTGCTCAGATTTATTTCGGAGAACTGGTCTCTATGCTATTTGCTAAAGCGAGGAAAATGTCTGATACTATGGGAGGCGGTGGGGGTATGCCCCCGGGACCTCCCTCTCCGGGGCAAGCCGGACAAGTGCCTGTCGGACCTCCTCCGCCACCCGGACCACCACCCGGCCCGCCTCCTATGCCGAGGCCAGAGGTGATGCCACCGGCTGGAGTAGGAGTGCCGCCGCCAGCGCCAACGCCACAGGCAGGACCAGTGGTTCCGCCCGGACAGCCGCGACCCGGCGCACAGTCGGACGGAGAAAGGCTAAGAAGAATCGGACTAGTAGGACCCGGAGGTTAATATGGCAAGGCTACCTACAAAGCAGAGTGAACTAAGTATTTTACGCTCGTTTGCAAATATGCCGGATGACGTTATGTCAGGTACTCCATCTGACTATGTAACCCGGGCAATCCTGCCGAAGGCTAATGACTTTTCTGCCCGCGGATCAGCCTTTGGTCCAAATGGTATGCCCCCGTTTAATAACAGCCCGATCCTAGATCAGGCTCTTAGCTCGGGGCTTCCTTTTCGGCAAGCCGCTCAGGCCGCTGGAAATATTGCAGGAACAAACGTAAAGTCCGAGATGGATAATGTTGTAAGAGCTGCGCAGGATACGCCCGAAAGCAGGGCGATGTCAGCCGCAGCAGAGATAATGAAAAAATATCCGGGAGCAGCAACAGGGCTAACCTCCCTGATGCCGTACGAGATTGTTTTAGATAAGTACGCCTCCAGCTTTGGTATAGATAAAGAAGATATTGAAAGAGCAATCGAGAAGGCAAAATCTCGTGCAGACGAGACAGCCTTTCCGGATGTTCCTATTGAGTATGCCCCGATAACCGGAACTCCAAAGCTGACACCGAAATCATCTTTTGACATTCCTGCTCCGCAGACCGACAGGGCTATTGGCATACCTGCCACATTTACAGATGAAGATATACTTGACCCCGAGGGAGCCGGTACCGGTCCTACAGACCCGGATGCGGCAGATTACGCAGGGGCGACAGATGATGCAGGTGCGGGGGAGGCCGCCAAGTCGTACACAACGTTTAGAGAAGATGCTACCGGTCAGTCCGGGGCTTTTGACGAGTCTACCCCGAGCCATGTCGCGCTAAGTAGCTCGGAGATGTTTGAGGCGCTGGCTAGAGAAAAGCTCGGGCCGGACGTCTCCCAGCCGAATAGATTACAGTCCGTCCTGCGAGGACAAAGCCACGCTCTTGGTATGTGGGTAATGGCTGTACTAAAAAAGGATGTTCCTGCCAGCGCAATTTCCGGTGTCGATCCTGAAACCAGTGAATTCCCAGCAGAAGGCATCGACCCGGGTATTTCTGAGTACCATTACTGGAAGTATGGCGCTCCTGTAAAAGAAAATGACCCCGAAGTACAAAGGCTCTATAAAGCGTTTCGTAAGGCATCTAAAATAGGCTATCGACTGGGGAACGCAGAGGGCGATCTTATGTCATTTGATTGGGATGAGGAAGATGAGTTTGCCGATCTCTCTCGCAACCAGAAAGAGGCTATCGGAACGTTTGTTAACAACTCTCTCCGTCTTGATAGGGGCTACGAGAAAGCCCTTGTGGACTTCATGTACGGAAGAACGGGTAGAGGATCGATAGGGGGCATTATGCTCAACGCCTCAAATAATACCTATCAATACTGGGAAAATGAGGGCGTTAGAAGACCTCAGCAGCCAGCAAGAGGGTACATTGATTTTTACGAAGAAACACTAGAAGGCTCCGGCAAAAAGACAGAGAAGCCGGACAGCTTTATCCAAGGAGGATAAGTCATGGTAATGCCGCAAGAAGTCCCGATAGATCAGTACTTTGTTCCAACAGGAACGTGGGAGTCAGGGGCGTATGAGATGCCCGAACTTCTTGAAACCCTTACTCCGCAGGAGCAGTATCAAAGCAGGGTTCTTGAGAGACTATCCGGGCTTGGGGTCGGTCCGTCTTTTACTGAACCATATCAAAGACTTCAGCAAGCAGCGATGCAGGGATATGCTCCCTCCTTTGGGCAGTACCTTCTGTCTTCGCCGCTTGACGACCTTGAAGCACAGGCAGCCGGAGGGTACCAGCCATTTTATCAGTACCTTGAATCTCCTACCTCTGGCGTTGATCCTCTGGAAAGATGGGGGCAGCTTGTTTCCGCTTCTAGAGCGATCCCTACAATGACACCAGAGCAGGAACTGGCTCTTACACAGTCTGGTTTTAATCAGTTCCTTGGAGGGCCAATGTCTAGGGTGCTGGCAAGAACGGCACTTGGAGGCCCAACCAGAGGATTCCTAGGCAGGCTTATGTCGGGAAGAGAGCAGGGAATGAGAAACTTATTTGAACAGCAGCAGCTACGCGATCCAAGAATTGCAGATGAGCAATACCTTGGATGGCTTGCTGGAAGACTTCCGCAGGGAGCCTTTGGGGGATATGCAATGCCGGAAGGAACAGAGGCTGCATATGCAGGTCTCGACCCGTACCAGCCTACGTACGGCGGGACTACTGGTTCTACCGGAGGCGTCGGCCAAGGTTTCCAGAACGTAGTTAACGACTACGGAGGCACGGAGCTAGAAAAAACAGCAGAAGAGGCGCTCGGAAAGCAGACAGGGACCGGCCCTTGGTCCGAGGAGTACGTCGATAATCTTCCTAAACCCTATCTAGATCAGGTAACTGTGGACAATTTACTAGCAGAAAACGCAAGACAGGCCGGGTGGACCCTCGTATCTTCGGCAGGACCCAGCGGTACGGAAAGATATTACATTGATGCAAGCGGGAATAGAGTTGA